TATATGTGGTAGTAACATAGTGACTATATCAAATGATAATACTCCACTTTATATACATATTGCTTGCACCTTAACAGGAACATGGGGGACGACGAAACCGAATTCACAACAAAATAAAATAAGGATTACAAGAATTGCGTAAATATTCCGTGAATAATATTCCGTGAAGCATTTTTTTATAAAAGTATAATATATATATGTCAGTAGCATCTGGATTGCAGTATTCTATTATACCAATAACACCAGTGGGTCAAATAACGGCAAACTGGACTGGTAATAATACAAAAATAACAACTTTAAATAAAGGAAGATATCTTATAATCTATACCTATGCCTTTGGACAAACTGCTGGTCTTTTAACATCTACCAGTGGATTTGTAACCAGTACTCAACCATTTGGAACTCTTGGAAGTATTACATTAGTATCAAATAGTCAAACGGGGACTATGGCTGGAGGAACGATTGCACAGACAATGTCTAATGTAGTAAATATAAATGTTGATAATACCTCTATTTATGTAGCAATCCAAAATACAATTAATGCTGGAACTACATGGGGCATTCATACAAATACTACAAAGTTTGGAAAATATCAAAATTATTTAGGAATTATACATTTATAAATATACTTTTAGGTCTACCTAAATCTAAAAATAAAAATAAATAATATTTTATAAAACATACCCCATATATGTAAAATATTTTATTGTATTTTTTTATAAAAGTATATATTAATGAGTATGTTTAAAAATCTAATGGAAGGTGGTAATCGTAAACAAGAAACAACAGATGGATATGAACGACGACTTATTACCTTAAATGATGGCAAACCATTGGACAATTTAGCATTTTTGTATAATTATGATGGAATTGTTGAAAAAATCCAACAAAAATACAAAATAACAACTCAACGAAACTTTATTATTTCAATAGTATCTGTTTTAAAAAATGTAAAGGTTATGAAAAGTATGTATGATAAATATAGTAAATTATTAGAAGAATATAATAATACATTAAAAACAAATAATACTAAAACAGATGTTCAAAAGGCAAATTGGATAACTCAAGATGAGGTTATAAAAGTTTATACTAACTTATATGAAAATGTTTATCCTAATTTATGCAAAAATAGAGGGATACCCTCTAACACCCAATGTAATAATAGAGGGATACCCTCTAACACCTTTAGTAAAATTACTCAATTAATATTATTAGCAGTATTCGTCTTGCAACAACCTCGTAGATTATTGGATTATAAAAATATGGTTCTTGTTCGTAAGATGCCAAAAACTATGGATACGAATTTAAATTATGCAGATATTACTACAGGTATTTTTTACTTTAATAATTATAAAACTTCAAAAACATATAAGACCCAAGAAGTACCTATAAGTGTTAAACTACAAGAATTATTAAAATGTTATATATCTATACATCCAGTTAAATTAACCACTAAAAATTATATATATTTATTATGTAATTATGATGGGTCTCCAATTAATAATACAACAACTCTTACACGAATATTAAATAAAATATTTATGGAATATACTGGTAAAAAAGTATCATCTAATCTCCTTAGAAATATATTTTTAACCGATACATTCAAAACAGACAACGATAAGTTAAATCAAGTTGCCAATAATATGGGAACATCTGTCGGAACAATACAGAATGTTTATATTAAAAATGATTAATTCATACTTTTATTTTATTTGTATAATTTCTACAGATTGGTTAAAGTCTTTGGATAGATTCTTAATATTTGGATTTCTAAAAATATATTATTTTTTATTTTCACATACCGAGGGTATGTATGTATAAAATATTTATAAAAATATAATTATAAAATATATAATACTATAGAAAAACTTTTACACTTTAAATAAAATATTATTACGAATAATATGTTATATATGATTAATGCAAATACTGTATAATTTCTACAGATTGGTTAAAGTCTTTGGATAGATTCTTAATATTTGGATTTTATAAAAAATAAAAATATACTTTTAGGTCTACCTAAACCTAAAAATAAAAATAAATAATATTTTATTATATTTTTTTATCTGTAGTAAATTTTACATAATACAATACACAAATGTCTGGTGGTATATCGGTATTTACAGATTCATTATTAATCATTTTAGTAAACTGTTTTAAATTATACCCCATTTTTGCAGTTTCAATACGTAATATAACCCATCTTGAGCATGTTGCTACATCATCATTTTGAGATTGAAACTTATATATATTATTTACAATCTTAAATGTATTATTTTTTTTAATAAGATTACTTAAAAATCTTTTGCTTTCTCCAAGCATTCGTTCAATACTATCTGGTATAAATCTAAATTCACTATCTATTGTAACCCCATATGAGTTAAAACATTCAATTATATTATTCATTCGTATAACACAAACCCAATGACCAGAATTGCGTTGAGTTTCTAACAGAATTATTTTAAAGTCAAATTGATTTGGTAATAATTCATCTAAAGTATTATAGTTTTTTAATTCACTATATTTAATTATTTTAGAATTATCACAATTGAGTGCATTTGTTATATCAACATTACTACCAAAATACGATAAATTATGTTGTAAATTATCCAGATATTTTTGTTTATTCATTATATATTATACATATTTAATATATTCAATCAAATTTCTAATAAATATAATGGGTTTATATGAAAATCGTATATACAATGGTGTAAAAATCTAAATTTAGATTATTACAGGTCGTAATGTTTTATAAAACAATTCATATATGGGTTAGATTTTTACATATATGTAATAAGTTAGATTTCTGGCATATTATACATATGATTTTCATATGAACCCATATGAACCCATAGGTTCTAATATGTTTGTATTAATATATAATGTAGGAACTACTTGGGGAATTCAAATAAATAGTACAAAGTTTGGAAAATATCTAAATTATTTAGGAATTATTAAAATATTTTAAATCTATATAAATTATAAAATATATACATTATATAATGAAGAAACAACAGAAATCAAATGATGTTATTGTTTTACCAAACCAAATTAAACAGAAGCGTAGGGCAATGTTTGATCATGAATATATTGATGTATATGCTATTAATGCAAATAGTATAGATGCTGAACCAGTCCAAGTCCAATTTACACAAACTCGTAACTTACCATTTTTATATAAACCCGAAGATTACTATTTATCCGTTGTTAGATTTCAAATTGATACGAACACATTACCTGTATTTACCTGTGCAATTCAATTCAATCAAGCAAATAAAGATTTGTCAATTTATTCAGTTACATTAACTTGGACAAATCCGGTAGCACCATTTCAAGTATTTAATCAACAAACATTTTTAACTTGGTTGCCACAAGATTTAGCATCTCCACAACCCAGACCACCAAGTCTTACACAGAATAAATTTCAAGACAATTCTGGAGGATATTATTACTCATATAATTATTCATACTTTATACAATTGGTTAATAATACATTTTCTACTTGTTTTACGGCATTAAATGCTCAAGTAATCGGTGCTGGTTTAGTATTACCTACTGCAAATGCCCCTGTTTTTACATGGAATAATGATGCCAATACTGCTGTTTTAAATGCCGATATTTTAGGATATAACCAAACCGTTCCAAATCATATTGATATTTTTATGAATCTCCCATTATATCAGTTGTTTAATAGTCTTCCGATGTATATCCAACCACTTACGCTTGGTTTAGGAAAAAACTTTAAGATTGATACAGATAATTTTGGTAATGCACAAGTAACCCCATTCCCATTTTATTTACCTACATATAATGCGTATCAAGTTTTCCAAGAACAAACTGCTGTTAATGTATGGAGTCCAATTAGCAGTATCGTATTTACCAGTAATACTTTACCTATTAATTCAACAAATGTGTGTAATCCATGTATATTTGTTAATGGAGTATCTACAAATAACAATGGAAATAATAGTGATATTTCACAAGTTATTACTGATTTCCAGATTGATAATAATCTTTTTAAGAATAGTTGTATTTTTTATCCACAAGGTGAGAACCGTTATATTGACTTGATGGGAACTACTCCACTTTATACAATTGATATTAACATCTTTTGGAAAGACAAGTCTGGTGCATTGTATCCATTTAGACTTGCCGTAGGTTGTGCAGCATCGGTGAAACTTATGTTTGAACGAAAAGCAATTGTATCTGGTATTGAGAATCTTAATGATTAAAATTTAAAAATATATATTAAAGTTTTAAATTATAAAAATAAATTATAAAAATAAAGTATAAAAATAAAGTATAAAATTATTTTCTCTTTAGTAATATATAATGTCAAGTTCATTTAAATCCGTGTTGATTATGGAAAGTTCTATTGCCGATTTAACATCAGAGGAAACCTTCGGTGTGTATAGTGGTGCTGCCGAAAAAACATTACAGAAGTTCCTTGCTACATCTGCTTCTAATAATTCACTTATTTGGAATATTCAAGTTCCAAGTGAATCGGTGGTTGTTTCAAGACATCCACTCCTACAAACCGATCTTAACTTTACTATCAATATTACCGGTGCTGTACCAAATGGACAACTTGCATTAAATTATGGGTCTACTGATGCCTTACAGTGTTTTCCCCTTCAATCTCTTTTTACTAATTATTCTGTTATGATTAATAATACATCTGTTACTACAAATCTTCAGGATATTCTTCCACAAGTCACCCAAATGTATGATAAGCGTCAACTTACTAGGTATAATTCTACTACTCCATCGTTGCCCGATAATTCAACTGGACTATATGCTGGGATGGTTGGAACTAATAACAATGTGTTGGGTTCTGTTTATGATATGTCATACGATAGTGATTTCTCTCCAAGAGGTGCATTTCAATTAAGAGGTTTATTTCCAACTCGTTATGTTGGTGGAGTTTATCAAGATAATTCATTGGTTTCCACTGGTGTTGCTAATGAAACTTGGAAAGTGTATGTTTTTGTTACGGTTGCTGAACCACTGTTGGCCTTGTCTCCATTTGTAGATATGAATGCTGATAATTCTTCTGGACTTCTTGGTGTAAATACTATTACTATGACCTGTAATGTGGATACTCAATGTAGGAGATTATGGTCTACTGCTAATAGTTCAGTTGTGGGAGTTGCCCAAGCAGGATATATTACCAGTATTGCTCTTGGGACTGCTGGTGCTCCTGTTGGGTCTGGTGCACTTTCTACATCATCTAATGGGTTTGAATCAACTTACATGCTCATGGAATTCTTATCTCTCCAACCTTCTCAAGCATCTCAATTATCATCTAAATGTGTTGTGGGATATATGGATTATCCCAGATATATTACTCCTTCATCTAATCTTGCTACTATTCTAACTAACGCAACTTATTCATTGACTTCTCAAAATATTCAATTAAATTCTGTGCCTGATTTGTTTATTATTTGTGTTAGGCAACAGATGTCGACTCAAAGTTGGTATAATACTTCTGGATTTCTTACACAGTCTGGTATTAGTATTTCTTTTAATAACAAATCTGGTATTCTTGCTTCTGCAAATGCTCAACAGTTATACAATTTGTCATCTAAAAATGGGTCATGTCAAACTTGGCAAGAGTTTGCTGGAGGGTATTTTGGTAACGCCGTTACTGGTGCAGGAGCATTAGTGCCTTCTATTGGAAGTCTTATAGTATTGAATCCTTCTCTGGATTTTGGACTGGATGATACTCTTTCTGCTTCATCTCTTGGACAGTTCAACTTTATGATTACTATTAATGGGTTTAATCAATACCCTTACTCAATTCAACCAGAAATCGTGGTAATTACTGCTAATTCTGGGTTATTCATTACAGAGGCAGGAGTTTCACAGACTTATCAAGGTATTTTATCAAAGACGGATGTCCTTAATGCTAAAGCACAGAAACCTGTTATTGATACCGAAGAATACAAGAGATTGGTTGGAGGTAAATTGTCTAATATTGGTGTTGGGAGAGTATTGAAGCAATTTAGAGATAAGGCAATTCCTCGTATTATGTCTGCCCCATCGGTGGTTTCTGGTGGTGGAGTGGTTGGGTCTGGAAGAAAGGGGAAGTTGGGTAAATATCTTATGTAATCTCTTTTAAAAAAAGTATCTTGAAAACAATATAAACAAAAGTATTCTATAATATTATGTGTATTATTCAAAATTGTAAAATAACTTGTAGTTATAATTATGGTGGATTTATTTCAAAATATTGTGGACTACATAAATTAGATGGTATGGTTAATACCAAGCATGAAACATGTATTATATGTGGTATTCAAGCATCATTCGGTTATCTTTCAAATAATTTAAGACTTTATTGTAGCAAACATAAATTAGATGGAATGATTAATTTAAAATCCAAGAATATCAAATGCTTAAATACACAATGTGATGGTATTAATAATACACATAATGGATTTTGTAGTAAAAAATGCGAATTATCATCATTACCAATTGAGGAGTTAACTACAGATGATTTAAAAAATAAAGAATTTCAATTATATTTATTTTTGAAAAATAATTATACAAATACTATTATTTGGGATAAGACTGTGAAAAATATTACTTTAAGACCAGATTTTAGAATGGATTTTAGTACTTTTCAAATCGTAATAGAGTTAGACGAACACCAACATAATAAATATAATAAAGTAGATGAACACACTAGGATTGAAACAATTTATAATGCATTAAATATTCCTTTATATGTCATTAGACTCAATCCTCATACGTATTTACAAAATGGTATTGAAATTACTACAGATTTAAATGTTAGATTTGAATTATTGAAAAATACTATTGATAAAATTATTAATAAGTCGTGTGTTGAATTAGTTGACAAATATGAAATTATTTATTTATGTTATGATACACTTTAAACAAAGTATTATAATGTTTGGATACTTTATTAAAGTATTATATTACAAATGGTTTATAAAAAAGTATAATATATTTTTTTATATTTACATATTATATAATGTTTAACGAACAGATTTTACAGAGACTTATGAAAGCAAATAAAGAAGATAAGTTTAATTCGTATGGAGAACACCAAAAAATGACTGGTGGTATAAGATATAAGGAACATCCCACACCAGAAATGGATTTTCAACCTGATAATTTATTTACTGGTACAGAGGTATATGACCGAATTAAACCCCGTATGGTGGGTGGTAAGGTATCTGGAGGATTTGGATCAAGACTACATGGAGATATGGTCAATGGACTTGATAAACGAGGTGGTTCATTAAAATCTATTGGAAAATCTTTAAAGAAGATTGGGAAATCAGTTGGTAAAGTTGTTGTTCCTTTGGCAACAGATGTAGGGAAGAATATTGTTAAAAATATTGCTACTAAACAAGGTCAGGCATATATTGAAAAACAACTCGCAAAATATGCTGCCGAAGCATTACCAGTTATTGAAGAAACTGCACCATTATTATTGGCAGCAGGACGCAAGGTTGGACGTGTATCTGGTGGACTGGTAAGTGATCGTAGAAGTGCACGAGCATCA